CACTTTTACCGTGGGACTGGGAGGTGATAGTGGTAGAATCACCATTTCAATGGGTTCTACAGAAACCAGAAGTTTGGAAGAGGGCAGATACCTCTACGACGTAAATGTAAGTTCTGGTTCTACCTTCTTTAAAGTGATTGAAGGTAACATCATTGTCAGGGCAGGAATTTCGACTTAAGAGGTAGATGAATGGCTCAACCAAGTTCAAGACAAGGTTTAATTGATTATGCCAAAAGACAATTAGGTTATCCTGTTCTAGAAATCAACGTAGCTGACGAACAGTTTCAAGACCTGTTAGACGATGCTGTTCAAATGTATCAAGAACGTCATTATGACGGTATTGAGAGAATGTACCTCAAGTATAAAATTACTGAGGATGACATCAATAGGGGACGTGCCAGGGGTAATAGTAGTGCGGCGGGTATTACCACCACAAGTACTACTTCAACCATCGTAGGCACCGCCGTAACGTTCTCTCTGGAGGAGAATAGTAACTATATCGCAATTCCACCATCTGTCATTGGTGTCAATACGATTCTCAGGGTTCGATCTGACACTGTATATGATGGACTCTTCAATATTAAATATCAACTGTTCTTGAATGATATCTACAATTTCCAATCCATCGACTTACTTCAGTATTCGATGGTTCAGACTTATCTTGAAGATATCACATATTTGTTGAATCCAGAAGTAAGATATCGTTTCAATATTCGTCAAGATAGACTTTATGTTGATGTTGACTGGGCACAGTTGACTGCAGGGGATTACTTAGTGATTGACTGTTTTAGAATTCTTGATCCGAATGACTTCACCCGTGTATACAATGCACCATTCTTGAAGAAATACTTCACTGCATTGTGCAAGAAACAGTGGGGCATGAACTTGATCAAGTTCCAGGGCGTTCAACTTCCTGGTGGTGTTCAACTGAACGGAAGACAAATTTATGATGATGGTGTAAGGGAGTTGGAAACAATCGAAGCCAAGATGCCATCTACATATGAAATGCCTCCCCTTGATATGATCGGGTAATGTTAAATCCTTTTTTCCTACAGGGTTCCCAAGGGGAACAGGGTCTAGTCCAAGACCTGATCAATGAACAGTTGAGAATGTATGGCATTGAGTGTCATTACATTCCTAGAAAGTTGATGACATCTAGAACAATCATGAAAGAAGTGATTGAGTCTAGATTTGACCAGGCTTTCCCGTTGGAAGCTTACTTGATGAACATTGATGGATATGCAGGTCAAGGAGAACTTTTAACTAAGTTTGGTATCCGCAATGTTGATGAAGCAAATTTCGTCATCTCTAAAGAGAGATTTGAAGAAGCTATCGCACCATTCTTGGCAGAACAAGATGAGTATGAATTGACTCGTCCCAAAGAAGGTGATTTAATTTTCTTTCCCCTTGGTAAAAGACTGTTTGAGATCAAGTTTGTAGAACATGAAAAACCTTTCTATCAGCTGAATCAGACATACGTCTATCAACTCAATTGTGAACTCTTTGAGTATGAGGATGAGGTCATTGATACTGATGTATCTGCAATTGATCAGGTAGTTCAAACTGAGGGATACTTCGCAAGACTTATCCTTTCACAAGTCGGTAGTGATGCAACAGCCAGCACTGGAGTTGTATTTGGTGCAGTCAACCAGATCTTCCTAGAAGATGATGGATATGGTTATGTAACCGCTCCCACTGTATCCATCAGCACATCTCCAGGAACTGATGCGACTGCGGTGGCTATCATGACTGAAAGGTCTGGTATTTCCACTGGTCAGTCTATCGATAGGATTTTGATCTTGAATCCTGGTAGTGGATATACTGGTATTCCCACAGTCAGTGTCAATGGTTCTGGTATCGCCACTGCGGGTATCACGACTTTGGGTGCAGTTGGTATCGTCACAATGACAAGTGGTGGTTCTGGTTATACAACCACACCTACAGTCACATTCTCTGCACCAACGTCTGGCACCACTGCAACTGGTGAGGCTATCATGGTTGGAGGCACGATCAGTGCAGTCAGACTGTCTAATGCTGGTGCTGGATACACCGCTGGACAAAATGTTACTGTCACGATTGGTGCTGCAACAACCATCGGTACTGGTAACTACGTCTTCAATGAAACTGTATCTGTTGGTGATGTTACTGCAAGAGTCAAAGTTTGGGATGCAAGTTCTAACACTCTGGACATCAACATGTTGAGTGCGATGGAATTCCCAGTTGGTGGTAAAATTGTTGGACAAGAATCTGGTGCAACGTACATCATCAAGTCTGTTAGTTATGACACACCAACAGACTTCCCGAATGATGACCTGTATCAGGCAAATCAATACAATGATAACGCAGAGTTTGAAAGTGAGGCTGATAACTTATTAGACTTCTCAGAGAGGAACCCGTTCGGTACTTTCTAAATAGTTAGAAAATACTTGAAATGTTAGGCACTTACTTCTATCATGAGATATTAAGAAAGACAGTTATCGGTTTCGGTACTCTCTTTAATGATATCAATATTCGACACCGCGATGCGAGTGGGACAAGTTTTAGTAACTTGAAAGTTCCACTTGCATATGGTCCTATTCAGAAGTTTCTTGCAAGAATCCAACAACAACCAGATCTGAATAGAGAAGTTGCACTAACACTACCTCGACTCTCTTTTGAGATGACAGGTCTACAATATGATCCATCTAGAAAGACTGGTGTCACACAAACATTCCTGGCAAGTCAGAGTGGAAATGTAAAAAAGGTTTATATGCCTGTCCCATATAATGTGACATTTGAATTGAACATCATTTCAAAACTGAATGATGATTCTCTTCAAATTATTGAACAGATTCTGCCATATTTCCAACCATCTCTCAACATCACAATCAATCTCATCAGTGCAATCGGTGAGAAGAAAGATGTGCCAGTTGTGATGGAGAGTATCACACAGAACGACCAGTATGAGGGTGGTTTTGATAGTCGTCGATTAATTATTCATACACTCAGATTTACTGCAAAAACATATTTGTTTGGACCTGTTGCAGAGAGCACCGATGGTCTTATCAAGAGAGTGGATGTGGACTACTACACCAATACAAATATCAAGACTGCGAAAAGAGTACAAAGATATACCGCAACACCAAAAGCTCTGCAAGATTACAACGACGACAATGCAACCGTCGTCGATGGTGCAATCTCCACGAAGGTCACAAAAATCAAAGTCAGTGCATCTACAGATCTCACGGTCGGTGGTCGTATTATCATCGGTGGTGAGATTATGTACGTTGAAAAAATCAACGGACAAGATGTCAATGTCATCAGAGGATATGACAACACCGCAATTGCGGAACATGAACACGGTGCAACCGTCAATGTTCTCAATGCTGCAGATGATGCACTCATTGAGTTCGGTGATGACTTTGGATTCAATGAAACATCCTCCTTCTTCACCGATGGAGGTGCGTGATGAAAAACTTCGATGCGATCAATGATGCTCTCGATGTAGAAGCTTCGATTGTGCCTGTGGAGGAAACTCCAAAACCAGTTCAGAAACCTAAAGAAAAGGATGACATCAACAAAGATTATGAATACTCTAGAGGTAATCTATATTCTTTGATTGAGAAAGGTCAGGAAGCTGTCAATGGTATTCTTGAACTTGCACAGGAATCTGATTCTGCAAGAGCATATGAAGTTGCAGGTCAGTTGATTAAGAGTGTTGCAGACACCACAGATAAACTAATTGATCTACAGAAAAAGATGAAAGATATTGATGAAGAACCAAACAGAGGTCCTACCAATGTAACAAACGCTTTGTTTGTTGGTTCTACTGCAGAACTTCAGAAACTACTCAAGCAACAGAAAAATAAGGATGTTAAATGAAGTCTCAAGAACTGTCAGAATTTTTTAGTCTGATTGGTCAGGCTAAAAAAGAAAAAGAAGAAGAATTTGATAATCTACTCAAGGAAGCCAATGTTGATTTAGACTCAATGGCTACCTCACTTTTCACTGGCATTGAAAATGCAAAGGTAGAGGTAAAAGAACAGAAGAAGAAAGAAGAAAAACTGATTGAAAGTTTAGACAGTCTTTTAGTTTCTTTAGATAAACCAAAAGAAACTACACCAATTGTTGTAGGTGTACCAGAAGATTTTGACATCTCTTCTTTGGAAGAAGAGGT